TGTTTTTCAGCAGCAAGTTCTTGTGTTTTACGAGTGTAATCTGCGTTCCGTTGATACCCTTGAATTAACTCATCTTGGGTCACCTCAAAATTCGTACCATCAATGGTTACGGTGTAAATAGGCTCCTCAGAGTTTTCTTGTATATCTTCCGACTCAGATAGTTCGTTCTGTTCTTCTACTTGCTCATTAGAATTTTCATTCTCTTGATCCATATAAGGAACATCACTTGGATTTACAGTTTCATCGCTAGAAGTTTCTACTTCTGCTTCTTCTGTTTTTTCTTGCGTAGATTGAGCTACTGCTTCTTCTACAGGGGTAACCGCTTCAGATGTTTCTCCAGCCATAAGACCTTTGATAATATTTCCTGCTTCGATTACGTTTGTTGGTTGGCTGTCTGCCATACCGACCTCCTTTTAAATGTTACACTCCCAAATGGGTTGGTGTATTCGATTTAAGCCGAATTCTTTTTAAGCTGATTGATTTGTGTAGCAGCAAGTTTTCCAGTCTCCATCACTGTACGGAAATGGTTTTCTACTCTATCTGTTAGATGATAGGCTTGCCACAATGCTCTACGAGCATCATCCTCATTGTGTTTGGTGTTGAGGATAGCTTGTTGAAACTCACTTTTCAGAGTTTCAAACGATTCTTTTATTAGTGGATCTTCAAGAAGTAATTTAGCTTTTTCTCCTCTAGATACCTCACTCGTCAGTTTGCTCTTGTCCATTAATTACATTTTGCATGATTTGTTGTCGTTGGTCAAGTTGACGATTTACAACATTTTGTGCTTGTTCTCGTATTTTGCCTTGTTGAACTAAATCTTCTTTTGCAAGTATTGCGTCTCTTCGGATCTCAGCTTCATTAATTTTTGTACCGTATTGTAGTTCAAGCTCTTTAATTCTAGTTTCAAACTTCAATATCATCTCTTGGTAACTTTTTTCAAGTTCCTTAATTTTTATTTCGCTGTCTATTTGTTTACGTAAGTTTTCACCCTGAACTTGCATTTGAGATACTTTTTCAAACTCTGTAGGTTGTGGTGGCTGTGGTGGTGGCATTGACTGCATACCCACATCTGGATCTGTAAAGAACAAACCAGTATTTTTTAAACCAGCGTTTTCAACTATTTTGGAAAGTGTGTTGTAAATATTTCTTAAGTTCACCATTGGACCAGCAGGTGTTCCCTGTAGTTCTAGTGCCTTTAATTGTGTTTGTAATATGTTGTTCAATATAGATAGTTGTTGATCTCTTGATCCTGTACCTAAACCTACATTGATAGTTACGTTACATCGGTTACGCCATTCCATAGGTCTGAACGGAACAAACTTATTTCTAATTTTTATTATACGTTCTTTGTCTTGATGTTTTACAACAAGCTCGAATATCTTGTGGAACATATCTTTCACGCCAGTTTCAGCGAAGATACGTGCAATCAACTCAACTCTCATTTGTGCTTGTGTTAAAATAACATTTACACCAGTTGCTGTTTTGTTCAGCGAGTCAGCATCCATACCTTGTGAGTAACGTGTGATACCTGTACGTTGTTCTCTAACAGTGTCGAGGTATTCAAGTAAAGGAAAGGCTTGTTGATTAATCGTTTGTGTTTGCATTGGCATCATAACCTGACCAGGTGCGCCTTTAGTTCTAACCACACCTCCAGGTCTGTTGGTCAATAAGTCATCAAGATTAACTTGACCATCCATCACGGCAACTCTGTTGTTGTTTGTTAGATACATATTATCCAACAACTGTCTCATTACTGTAGACTTGATTAATTGTAAATCTTCAGTCATTTCAGAAACTGATCTACCAAAGAATCTGTGAGGAACCATGATCGGTGTTACAGATACAAACGGTACACTATCGCAAAGTTCGTCATCAAGAATAACATAGCCACCGATACCTGCCATTGTAATCTTTCTTAGCTTTGCTATACCGTCACCTTCTACATCTATTTTTGAATAACACTCAAACACAGTAATTTCATCTGTTGATGCTTCACCTGCGTTGCTTTCGTAATCGTAATCTAGATTTCTATATCGTGTTATTTTTTCTTCGTTAAATTTATCTGCAACATCTGTAGGTAGTTTATCAATTACTTCAGGATCAAACCCTGCTTCAATTAATTGTGTTCTTGTTTGCGTTGTTCTATGTGCAACAAAGTTTGCATCTTGAATACTTTTTGCTCTACGTTCTATTAAAAACTCTTCTGGTGGTATAGCTTCTATTTTTACTTTACCATATGTTTGTGTTCTCGTAATTACAACATCATGTAAGTTTGCAATCGGTGCAGCATCTATTTGTTGTAGCACCAAAGGATCTTGAGTTTGTTCTTTTAGTTTTTCTTTTTGTTCTTCTGCAAACTCATCCATGTACTCAGAGTGTTGTTTAACTTCTACACCAGGCTCATCAAGCAACATCGTGTACTCATCGTCACTTAATTTTTCATAAGTTTCTTGTTCTGATTTTTCAGATGTGTCCCAATATATTTTAGCAATACCATTCTTTTGTATTAAGGCATCTTTGAAAAGTGTGTATAGTGCAACAAAACCATCATTATCTTTGTTGAAAACGTAATTTAAATAATCAGTAGCTTGTTTTGCAACCTCTTCGTCTTCTTGTGAAACTGGATCACAACGCACTACGTCATCACTTGCAGCAAATGTTCTTAGCAATGTTGGGAGTATGGACTCAATAACATCACTTACATCTGTAGATACAACTTGTGATCTGCCTTCTTGTTCGTTTCCAAAGGGTTCACCAAAGTAATACTCTAGTGATTTTTGTCTTTGATTTGTAATATCAGAACCAATATATCCTAGTGAAGCCTGTATTTCTGATTGTAATACTGCTGCTATTTCTGGTTCTGTTAAAGGTTTTCCTTTTGCCATTATACTATATACCTTGTATCAATATTTATTTCTGTTGCCCATTGACTAGCTGTTCCAGGATCAATCGCACATCCGTAACGAAATGCGTCTGCACCGTGTGAAGACCAATCATGCAATGGTTTGTTTTTAAATGTTTGCATTCTATCGTCATACTCCTTACGGTATTGTCGCAAACATTCAATACCTGCTTTGCATTTATTTTTATCGAACCAACAATCATCAAGGGTATTCCTTACCGACTCGATACCATGTTGAACTTCTAATTTAGGACATACATCAAAATTAATACCAAGCTCTCTTGCTACTTCTAACCTTGATTTACCTGTACCTAATTCTCTAGCAACAATATCGTGAGGCGCTATGTGCCTACCATAATTGTATGCTTTGTCTTCTAAAACATTCGCATAATGTGCAAGTGCTTCACCAGAGGTTTCATAGTAATCTATCAAACGTATCTCTGTTCCGACTCTTTGAGCAAACCATATAGCGGTGGAATCACCGATACCTAAGTCCCACCATGTTTCTACATCTATGTTTTTATCGTATTCTACATCCGTTATACGGTTATCTTTTTCAGCTTTCTGTATTTGCTTACCGTAATAAGCACCAGATACAGCAGCTTGAAAACTACATTCAAACTCTTGTTCGTATTGATCTTCTGGCATAGTCAAACGTGCTTCGTCTAACTCATCGTCTGGTATGACTGCTGTTTCAGAAGCTCGATACAAGACTGCTTTCCAATCACCGCCTCTTCTTCTTGCAAGGTCGTACACATCCCAAAACTGATTATGTCCCATCGGTGTTCCAATAAAGATAACATAACCTAGTTTGTCTGATATGGCTGGTCTTACAATCTCTGTCCATGTACGAGGTGACATAAGAGCAAACTCGTCAAGACAAACGCCATCAAATCCTAATCCCCTCAAGGAGTCAGGGTTGTCAGCGCCAAATATTTGTATGCGTGATCCATTCCAAAGATCAATTTTCAATTCAGTTTCGTGCTTGCTACCACCAAGTTTCATTAAAGGCTCTGTGTATTCTTTTAAATAGTCGTAAGCGACTGCCTTACCTTGTCTGTATGTTGGTGCTATATATGCAAGTCTTGCGTTTGGTTTTTCACAGGCTGTAATAATCAAATGATTCACAGCAAAAACTGTTTTACCGAACCTACGATGACAACATATTACGTTAAATCTTTTTAAATTGTTATGTAGTTGTTGTTGTAATGGTCGTGGTTCATAAGGTATTTCAATATCCATTATTTCATTTCACGTGCTTCTTCTAGTCCAGTATTAGAGGGTAAATCTAGTTTTGATAGCTCTAATGCTTCTTCAAAAATATTTTCATTAAGATACATTTTAGTCAAATCGCTTTCTGGTCCGTTTTCCATTTTTATAATTGCCTCAACAATTTTTGGTAAATCTTCCTCTGTAACTTTCTTCTTCCCTACACTTGTTTCTACAAAATTTAAATATGAATCTGTATCATTTTCTGATGGTGGTGCGTATTGATTTATAATTTTGGATAAATCACCATCGTGTCTATTTATTTTTGTTGTTATGTCTTTGGCTATAGCTCTTATACCCATTTGTGGTGAATCAAAAATTGCAAAACGATTTGCGTAAGTACCGCCTGTTTCTCCTGCGTAACCTTGACCTATCTCAAGATTACCAGGATTAAAAAACACTGGTGCTTGTGTCTGTGCTAATAACCCTTCGTCTGGTCTTTTCTCTGGCATAGCCAGCAATCCATTAGTCACGTTTCTTTCTCCAGCCGATAGTGACGGCCACAGGCTTATCGCTATCGCCACTAACAGTAGAATTAACTGACGATAACCTTGAGTGTACATAAGGTGCAGCCCTTTCAGCAGCCCACATCTTTCTTTCAGGGCTTGATGCTTTGTTGTTAAGAACTCGGAGCATATATTCCAGGGGTGATGCCTCATCTTTACCTAGTGCTTTTTCCAGGCGTTCTCGTTTCGTTCCAGCCTTAACGCCTCTTGGTCTTCCTGCTCCCTTTCTTTTTCCGCCATGTTTCATAATCTACTACCAATTCTTGCAAGACCAATATCTTGCGGTTAATTTTCCTGGTGGTGATGTATCACACTTATGCCTAGCCCTAAATGACTTACGTCTTTTCGGTTGTGCTTTTTTTATGGATAAGTTTGGATCACCATACCGTATTAATTTTACTTGTTTGCCCTGTTTTGCAAGTACAGCAAACTTTTTTGATTTATTTGGTGTTCTTTTGGGCTTATTGTAGCCTGAAAATCGTTCACCACGATAATTAATGGTCATTAGACCATAAACTTCTTTTTATTGTTTTGTAATTTTTTTGTATTGCGCAGTTTATCAAAATCTGCACCAGTAATTTTGTTTCTCGGCTCTGCAACACTGGCTATTTTCATCTGTTTTTTACTAAGTTTTTTTGACATTACGTTTTTTCCTTGCAAAAGTTGCTACATTTGTTGGTTTTCCACCGACCCCTTGTGCTTTTGATCGCTTTCTTGAGACTGCGGACTTAATTTGTGAAGCGGTCATGCTTCGTGCTTTGGATCTGGGTACGCATTTGGGGTATTTTCTCTTTGAACCCTTAGCTGATTTACGGCCACATGGTTGAAATCGGCCCTTTTTCTTAGGTGCGCCTATATCAACCCAGTCTCCCTTTGGTCCTTTTCCAAACCATGCTGTTAATCCGCCTGTAGGTTTGGCCATTACGCAGTCCTATACTTACCACCACGTTTCTTGTAAGTTCTCACAAGCCATGCGTTGGCATAAGCTGAAGGATAAACCTTAAACTTTCGTTTTGCTTCAGACTTGACACGTGAGTACAAGGCTTTGTTAGTAGGTATAGCTTTCTTTTTGGCCATTACTTATTTTTTTGTTTTTTCTTTTTCTTCATCATTTTCTTTTTTGAACGCTTTTTCATTCCTCTTGCCATATAGCCTCCTGTATGATTGTCTAAGTTTTACGGTGTCAGTGTAATATTCCTGACTCCAGTTGTTATAATATCCAATACTTTCTAGATGAGCTGATGCCTCTTCTAGTTCACTAAATGGCTGGATAAGTACCATAAAGAATTCGTTGTCTGGCTCCCAATCACCCTCCATGAACTCTTCTTGTTCATCTTCAGGGTAAGATGCCATCAAATACGTGTTTAAAGGCACATAAACGTGGTTTAGAGCATGAATATGGTTGTTTAGGTCATCGGCAGTTATCTTCATCTCTGCACACGCCAGAATGATTAATTTTAAGCCTTGTTCAAATAAAACCCCTGCCTCATTGCAAACCTCTTCCAAAAAGTCATCGCACTTGTCTACTATGACGATCTTGACTTGTTTGTTTAGTCTGGCTTGCTTGGCATAAGGACAAATGGGGAACTTTTCACCTTTTTTCTCTACGTGATCGATTGCCCATGAAATAATATCTTCTTTAACTGTTCTCATGTGGGAACATATTCAGGTTTCCAGCAACGGTACGTCTTTCTCCCTTACCCTCGAATGGGTAGACGCAATGCTGACACCAAGAAGGAAACATATACAGTTTTCCAACCTCTGGCTTTACAGTCTTAGAAAAAGGAGGTCTCAGCTCTTCCAAACCCCTTATTCCTGTCTGTCCAAAGTGGAATTGTAAATATCCATCGGCTACACCGCTTGAGTTGTATAAAGCTGATGCTTTGTACTCCTCACCATCGGCTATCTGGCTAGGTATCTTTGTCCATGTGGTAAAGGATATACCCATGATGGTATCAACCCCATGATCGTGTACTGGGTTATAATCCCTCTCGTATGAGTGTACTGACCACAAACTATGGACATGAGGCACTCTATGGAGTGGATTAGCCCCTATCATTCTTGTAAACTGTTCTAGGTACGACTGTGATAAATTTGCAACAACTTGTACAAAAGGCTGTACCAATGGATCTTCTGTGTCCATCTTGAGCTGCTCTCCGTGGCTTATCTGCCCAACGAGCTTATGGGCGAATGATTCTGCACCCTTATTATGGCGTGCGTTCATATACCTGTTTAAGTCCACCACCATCCGTGCAGGTAGTTGGGTTTGCAGGAATAGCACCGCAGGTGCCGCCTGAAATTTAAGTCTAAGTTCTGTACTCATATTATGCCCTCAAGCTATAAATGATTTGTTATTGATTGTAAATAAAACCCCCCTGTTTTGATTTAGCGTTTACATGGATAGATATATATACGTAGTACGGCATATATAATTTAGTGGGGTAGGCGACTAAAAACCCCCACTCTAGTAGAATAGGGCACAAATTAACGCCTTTATTTATTCGTATAATATATCTTATGTTAAGGCCCATAGATAATGCGCCAAATAATTAGATTATGTTAGGGCCTTCCATTATTTTGAATTATACCCCTACCCCAATTGAATAATTTGATTGTTTATTTCTATTTCTTCGGGTGTAGAGAATGTATATCCAGCACTAAATTAAGTATAAAAATTAGTTATTGTTCGCCTTATTTCTGACACAATTCAATTCTATTAATTACAATATTAATTAATAGGAGGTAATTACAATGACTATCAGAATGCAACAAATAGGTGAAGATATATTTGTCAGAGATCATAAGCTAGCTTTTAATAATGCTATTGATTTAAAGCTAATGACTAAACCACAAGATTATATGTATATGTATACTCGAAGATATACCGATAATAAACTTCATGATGTGTTTAAACATATAGATACTAGAAGACTTGAAACAGTTTTAGTGGAGGGCCAATAACATGGACAAATTAAATATAATTGCTTCTGTTATTGAAGGTAAGACTTTGTGTTCTTTTGAACATTTAATGGAAGATGAAGCATTCAATAAGTTGGCGCATGAAGTTAAGCATTTAAATTTAGATGAAGCTACTAATCAATTAATAGCTTTAGCAAATGAAATTAGTTAAGTCTTTAGCTTATACCGTCAACTTGTTTGGCGGTATGAGATACAGACAATTAAGTAGGTATCAAACAAAGGAGTATAAAATATGACTACAATTAAGAAAGAAAAGACCTGCGCAGATAAAGTGCAGGACAAGTATGACGAGTTAGTTCAGGAATTTATTGAAGCTGATAGATACTATGATATGGATGAGACTTATAGGTATAGTCCAGAGAATACCGCTTTATCAGATCATGATGATCTTTACAGCTATATAGGGAGTAGAACTTTATCTTTTGACTATGTTGAGCCTAATACTTTCAACGATCAGACGAGGGGTTATTGGCGTTTGCAGTTGTCTTGGGGCGGACCTTCTGACGAATTTAGAATATATACTTTAGCCGATACTCGAGAAATTAAATATATTGAATATTGGTTTATGGATTGGTTTGATGGTGCAAAAGTTGATGCTAATGACGATATAATTCATGATATTTGTAATATGTTTTTGGAGGTTGTATAATGAATGGAGGAATTAATATTGCTACAATGATAGTTATTGCTATGACTGTAGCTGTTATCGTATTTACAATAGATCATTTAATAGGAGGTTTACTATGAATACATATAAAATAGCTGTTCACGATCCAGCAATGGTTGATTACAATAAAGATATATTAAGCGATGATACTATTGTCTATAGTGAATTGAAAAAGTTTAACAGTCGAGAAGAGGCTGAAGATTGGTTGTTAGAATATGTAGAAATTATCGAGATGATAGGGGTTGATAATGAATAGATTTAAGCCTGCTGGTTGGTACATAAAGTTTAAATTGCAAGGTACTGGACCAACTCAAATAGTAACTAAGCATTTTGATACACTAACAGCGAATGCGACTATAAAAAGACTTGAAAATGAGTATTTGCAGCCTGTCGAAGTCATAGAGTTATGGCAGGCAGGAACTCATAGAAAAGTATGACTGAAAATAAAGCTAGGATATTAGCACTAACAGCTATAGTATTTGTGTTAATATTGTTGTTTTTAAATTAAACAAAGGAGTAAACATGAATAATGTAGTATCAATAAAAACAGATGATAAAGTATATTACTTATGTTCTGAGGGTAATAGAAACATAATACAAGCAAGCAAAAATAAAAAAGATATAACTAAGGCTATGGATGATCTTAATAAACTTGCTACTAAGTATGATGGATTTAATAGAA